GGGTCAGCGCATCTTTGCAAAGCTCTGCTACGATGTGACTCTTGCCACTGCCGGTTGGCAGGACCAAGCACGGGTTGCCCTGATTATTTCTTAGCCAATCGTAAAGCAGATCAATGGACCTCTGCTGGTAGTCTCTTAGTTTCATAAGTCTTCTTCCAAAATACTTTCAAGCTTTAGCCTGTATTCAAGCAACGCTTTTCCTCTTAACATTGAATTTTGTTTTACCGATTTATCCCTTTGTCGCCAAACTTTTGTAGATTTCTTTTTGTTGCTAGGCTCTATTGATGTAAAGCCAAACAAGTCTTGGCCTAACAGTTTCTGCCACACATTGATGTCACGCATTCTCCTCACTCCTCCTGGAGTAATCGCAACACAATCAAATCCCATGTTCTTCCAAAAATTGTTTGCAGCAATATCGCTTCCACATCTTAAAGAAATAGTTTTAGATCCTCCAATATAAGCAATTTTCTCAAGCTCTGAGCAAAGACCGGCTCCATACCAGTTGCCTCTTAAATCATATTCAATGCAGGCTTGATGAATTTTTAGAGGATAATCTAACCTAATTGATCCGTGATATAGATAGCCAGCGTGTTCATTATTAACGAGAGCTAAAAGAATTCTTTGATTATCGACCTCTCTCTCAAGAACCACGTTTGGGTAAAAGCTTAAATCTTCTGCGTTCTTTTTTTGTAAATAATCTATAAAAATTAAATCTTTTTTCTCCGCATAACGAACTTTTAAATCCATTCCGAACTCCCTTCAATTATTCTTCCGTTGAATGATTTTCTCAGCTCATCCATGTCGCCGCTGGCACACATGTCCGGATTAGCAATAATCTCTTGACCGCTGTATCCAGCTTCGCCATTTAAAACGTCTTTGCCATTGATGACATAGATTGCCTCCCACTGGCTGTCAGCTTCTTTGCGTTTATACGGCACTAGGTCTGGGTGGATAGTGTGACTGTCACAGCCAGTACGCTGGTAGTCCAATGGTATATTTTCTGAGTTGTGACGCTCACATCGCCATGTTGAATCTTTTTTGGCGGTAGCGTGGGCGCAGGTTCTGCAGTTGCCTTGCTGAGTTGGCTCACTTTCGTGGCAGAATGAGTAGGCCGCGCAGAACTTGCATAAGTACCAAGCCTTGCTCGCTCCAGTACATGGCTCAGGCATTCTATCGGTCAAGGCAATACGCTTGCCTCTGGCCACAGCTTTTTTAGCTACATCAATGTCGAACCTGACACGCTCAGTGTGCAAACGATCATCGTCCTTGCAGACAGCAACGTACAGCGCTCGCTTTAACTTTAGGCCAAGCATGTATACCTGCATTTGAACGTAGTGCATGGGTTTAGATGCTTGAACGCCTTTTGTTAGATCGTTAAAGCTTTTTTTGCTGTGAGTTTTAAACTCAGCAACATGAGGAGTATTTTCTGCAGTGGGCACTCCGTGATGAATAACGCCATCAACGCTGCCCGATACGTGTGAGCCAAAGTCTACATGATCTTGGCTACCATCTATGTCTATTCCGATTGATCTTAGGTCTGAGATAATCTGCGGCTCTTCTAAATGACCACGCCTAAATAATCGCAAAATGCGGCCATCAAACTTCTCCACAACAGCCCAGCGAAACGATAGCCAAAGCCATCTATCGCAGTGATGGCCAAGAGTTGAGCAGCCTAAGTGTGGCCTTGGTGGCTCTTGCCGCTCTTGATGCGCCTGATCAATTAGACTAGCGATAGGCTGGCTTGGTAAGTTAATTAGTGCCATAATCAAATTTCTCCCTTTTGATTGATTAGTTGACGGGCTTTTTACAGCCCGTCTTTTTTATGCCTACTTCTTAGCCCAAGGTGGGGTTCCAGCCGCTGGAGCGTCTTCTGACTTAGCAGCCTTCTTAGTCGCCATCGGCACAGCACCGCCTTTAACAGCCTTGAACCCGCTCACATCATTAGAGGCTTCATAGCCACCGCTTGCCTCACGGATCTTCACCTTTACCTCAAGGTGACCGCCAACCAACTGATCGGTGTCTTCAACTGAGGCCAGACCAATGGCTCGCATGATCTCACCCAGCTGTTGAATGCCAATGTCTTGAGCCTTCGGATTGGGGTTACGAATATTCAGGTTACCGAATATCACACGACCCTGATGGGCTGGACCTAACACATCGTAACGAATAGCGATGTACTCACCCGTTCCAGCTTTGGTTTCTTTTAATTCCGCAGTGTTAATTGAGACTTCGTACCAACCCGCAGGGATTGGCTCAAAGTTGTTTTCACTTTGTGGAATGTCGTTTGCGTTAAATGCTTGACCTAGATTAGCCATGATTATGCGTCCTTTTCAATATTAAATGATGGGCGATTAGCTTTCGTAGTGACCGCTCCGAGTAATGCTTCAGTAATGCTTGAGTCGGCAGCTTTCCAAACTGCCATGTTGATCGTAGGAGTCCATCTGAACAGCGAACCTAAATGCTCGGTCAGCCCAGCCTCGGTTGCTAATTCCTGCAACCGATCTCCGTCAACCTTGTTGGTTAACCGCTCCACTATTTTCATATTATAGCCATCGTCATTGATGATTATAGTTCCTTCAAAGTTATGCTTTGAGAAGTTATTAAACAATTGATCTTCAATAGATCGTCTTTGCTCTACTGCATTTTTCTCAGCAGCCTTTGCGTCAATCCAATCGCTATAGATACTCATAAGCTCTCCTTAATCATTAGTATGTTCGTTCATCCAGTTGCTTTGATACTCTTCATACTCTTCTGCAGTCATATCTTCTTCTGGATTTTGAAGGCGCAAAAACTCTAGCCTAACTTTCTCTTCTTCTACTTCAACAAGAAGTCTCTGCATGTTTTCCAGCGCTGTTTCAATCTCATCAAATGATTGAATGATTTGAATATCATGCCAGTTAAACCACTCGGTACTGTCAGCAACTATTGATGATCCGGCTAAAGCTATAGCTTCTAAATCCTCCTTGATAGCGCTTAGCTTTATTGAATGAATCAACATCTCTCCTATCAATGCTTGACTCACGATGCACCTCCAACCTTAGCGATGATCTCCCCTAGATCTGGCGACTCCCAAGCCTCTAGTTTGCCGCTACGATCCTTGGCCAGCCATAAGCCATCCGAGTCGCACATCAATGCACGTTGCGTCTTGCCATCTTCATCTTTTTCAATGCGGAGTGCTAACACCTCGTCAAAAAAGTACGGAAGTTTTTGCGCGGTTTTATTTCCTGGTAGAGAGGGAAAGTACAGCATACGCCCCATCTCATCCTGCTGCTTTTCAAGTTTAGCCGTCATTAATACGTGCATATCAAGATCACGGAAGGCGCGTATAATTTCGCTTAATTGGACATCCATCTCGCCATAAGCTGCACGGCCATCCTTGTTGATCTTCTTTTCGTGTGCCAAGACAACCTCAGCAATCTCTGAAATTGAATCTAAAACGACTGATTCAAATTCATCTGAGTCTTGCAACCAAGCGTAAGCATCGTGCAGATCAGTCATGCTTTTTATTTCTATATAAGGTATGTTGTCATCTTTCAATGATAACAAACCGCCTTCAGCCGATAGAACAACTGGTTTCGGCAGAGTCTTCGACAGTGTGGTTTTACCACAGCCAGCTTGTCCGTAGACAAGAACCTTCAGCCCTTGGTTGCCCAAGTCACCGGTGCTTTTTAATAGTATAGACATTACGTTTATCCTTAGTTTATAGCTTCGGTTGGAAAGATTTCCGTTTGAAGCTGTTGCTATAGTAGACACTTTAATGCATTATAACAAGCGTTGAAGGTGAATTAATTTACATAGGGATAAAAAACATGAACTTAGAGCAAATTAAAGAGCAGCTTGAAGACTCCAATCTTCGCAAGGTTGCCGAGGCTTCTGGCCTACACTACAATGTGGTGACACGTTTAATGAAAGGTGAGACAGACCCAAGGTATTCAACAGTAGAAGCGCTCTACAATTACCTAGAGGCCCGTGACAATGGCCAGAATATTTGATCATCCATTTAGTCCACAAG